CGGTATCAGGCAGTGGAGTACAGTTTTATCATATGTTTACACATCTTAAGGTGTGACTATGAGTAGTGACATTTTAGATGTGTGGGATGGTGCAGGATACCCAGAAAAGATTTTTAGGGTTCGTTGGGCTACTACTTGTAATATAATTAGAAGTGGTTGGCTCCCTAATAATTATCCTTCTTTTAAAGAATTAAAAGGAGCATTATCAGGTAAAAAGATAAAGATTGAACTTGAACATGTTAAAACAGCAGAAAGATATCAAACAAATGAAATTCCTGTCGAAGAAATTAAACAAGTAAAATTTCTTAGACTTATATCAGACGGGCATAGCGATACTGTCGCCATTGGTCTTGATGATGGAATTAATACATTTTGGGTATTTCAGAATGGGAAAGTTCAACAAGAAAGGAACAAATAAAAAATGAGCAGACAAAGAATTAGTACAGGGCAAAACTTTAAAGTTGATGTACCTCAATTCAGGTACGATGTCCAAGATCCTGAACAAGGTTTCAGTTTATACCAAACTGTCACTAATGTCTGGGAAGACTTAACAAATAACATCTTAATGCGACGTGTTGGCTGTGGTGAGCAGCAGCGCATTGATTTTGATGCTGTCCCAGATACAGGAAATTACAAAATAACACATGAAGAGCAAACAACAGCTGATCTAGCTTACAATGCTTCTGCTAACGATGTCCAAACCGCTATAGAAGCTCTTAGTAATATTAATGTTGGTGATATAGAAGTTACTGGTGATTATTCAGCAGGTTTTACTGTTACTTTTAAAGGAACGCAGCTAGGTATTGCACAGGCAAAACTAATACCTAGGCAAGGAACCACAACATTAACTAGTTCTGGAAGTACTGTGAACATGAGTACTACAGAGCTTAAGCTTGCGAATAGTGATGGTATTACTATTGCAGATAGTGATAATGTTGTTATTACTCACAACATGGGTAGTAAAATAACAACATTTTTTATTGATACTACTACAAAAGAGAGAGTTACAAATCTTGATTATACTCTCACTGATGATAACACTTTAACAGTAACTAATAACACTGGGTCTAGTGTATCTATATATATTCTTTGTAGTGTGGAAGTTCCTGCTTCGTACTCAGAGGGTACCGAGTATTTAGAGCTTGCTAGTGATCCCAGTACTCCCCCTGCTAATCATGTTGTAATTTTCTCTAAAAATAAGAAAATGTACATAAAAGATTCAAATGGCGTTACTTCTGAGGTCGGTAGTGGATCTAGCGGTGTGAACTATGTATCAAATCCCGATGCAGAAACAGGAGCTACAACAGATTGGGAAGTATATGCTGATACAGCTCAAACAATGCCTACTGACGGTATTGGTGGAACTCCGATAAGCACATTAGTTACATCCGCAACAGATCCGTTACGGGGAACAAGATCTTTTCTGTTTTCTAAAGATGCTGCAAATAGACAAGGCGAAGGCTTTTCTATCCCTTTCACTATTGAAAAAGCAGATCTTAATAAGCAAAACATTGTTTCATTTGACTATACAACAGATGCTAGCACAAAATTACTTGGTGTTTATATTTATGATATCAACAATACTTTAATTAAAGAAGTTGTTTCAGATCACTCAATTTTAGGGAGTGGTGAGTGGTTAGGCTCTTTTATGAGTTCGGGGGAAAAAGACTATAGATTGATTTTCCATATCGAATCTCAAGATGCAACAGCAATAGCAACAACTATAGATAATGTACAGATCTACCCAAAAAAGAATCTTGAGCAGATTGTAAATTGGCAACCAGCAAGTTCTACACAAGAAGGTGTTGTTACTACTGGCCCTCAGACTTTTGTCGGAGAAAAGAATTTTGAGGGTGGAATAAACGTACGAAACGATATTGGTGCTGAGATAAATCTAATAGGTAATTCTACGGGTGATGCAAACGTTGTAAATATACAGCTTTTTGAGTCGGACGGCACTACGCTGCAGGGTGCAATTGGACTTATCAGATCTACCTCAGACGATCTCATCTTAAAGTCATACCAAGGCGCGGTACGCTTAGAGTCAGCTACTGGCGAAGTTATAGTAGAGGATATATATACAACCAATATCGGCAGTGGAGGACGCGATGTAGAAATTTTATCCTCCGGAGTTCTGGGATATAATGCGTCAACTAGAGAGTCAAAAAGTAATATCAATTATTCAGTAGATTCTAGATGGATATATGATTTAAAGCCCATTTCTTTTGAATACCGAAAAAAAGATGAAAATGGTAGTTTCACTGATTCCACTGACGGGGTTTACCAAGAAGGATTAATAGCCGAGGATGTTAATGAAGTACGTCCTGAGATGGTCTATAAAGACCCTGATGGAACTATTAGAGGCGTTGATTACAAGTTCTTAGTTACTCCTTTACTTAATGAACTTCAAAGATCTAAAGCCGAACGAGATGAACTTAAAGAAAGAATAGAAAAATTGGAGGAACTTTTAAAATGAGAGAGTTAATACTTAATGAAGTTGAGTACGCTTATAATAGCGATACAAGTTTATCCGATGATTATGCATCATTTGGTTATGGTGCCGACGGTGTAAATTTTGGAGCTTACGGTGATGATTCGTTAGGTTTATATACTAAAGCTGTATCTTTTCAAACACCTATCCAGCCAGATGATGTAATACAAGTTGAGATTAAGTGGTCTGGTAACGATGAGTGGTATCCACTACCTATGAGTGAATACGCTGTAACTACAGGTGGTAGTTACTATTATGGTGTCACTTTGGGCAGTGGTAGTAATACAGATAAAGAAGTATTCGTTAAGTTTGGCCGTGGCGGTGCTCGAATGAGTACAACCTATGGTGGTATTGGTACTCAATATAATACAACCCATAAATGGCGAGTAAGAAAGTCTAAAAGTGCTAACTCCGGGTTGCTTACAAGTCCAGAATTAGTTGAAAATTATTCGGCTAGTAATATAGATATTACAGATAATTTAGAACATGAGTATGCAACTTTGAACTTAACAGCAGGTACTTGGTTGATTACTGCTAATGTTCATATACATAATAGTGCTAACACAGCACACTACCTTAAAATTGTAAATTCGACAGATAGTAAAACATTGGCTGCTTCAATGGATGATACAGCTAATGCAGATACATATTTCTCTTATACGTATTTAAATGCTTCTGTATTAATTACTATAGAGAGTCCTAAAGAGCTTAAAGCTTATGCACGAGTTCTTGGTACTACTGCTACAGCAGAAATAAATAACGCAGACGATTTAAGTTACTTAAAAGCAGTTAGAATAAGATAAAGGATAAATATAATGTTCAATTTTTTAAAAAAAAAAGAATAGAAGAACCTAGAAAATTAGAAAATTCTTCTAATCGAAACAAAGAATACGATGATTTAGCTTACTCCCTAGATTTGAATATTTCCAATAAAAATATAATGAGCTATAATACTTTTATGCAGCATATTGCGTTTAGCTCAGGTGGAATTTATTCGTCTTATACTGCTTATCAGATTAAAGAACTTTATAGAACTGAGAAAAGTTTACATAAAGTATTGAACCCTATTGCAAAGCAGTTTCTTGATATAAAATTTGTATTAGAAGATAAAAAAACTAATGAAATTATTAAAAATGGACATCCATTATTGGAAGAAATTCAAAGGCTTTCTAGCAATTCACCCACTTTCCATTATGAAAATATAATTGATTTATATTTAACTGGAAATGCCTTTGCTGTTTATATGCCGACTAGTAAAAATTGGGAAAGAATATACTCTAATTGTAGTGTAGAGTATGTAGATAATATATACACATTTACAAATAATACAGAAAATACAAAATCTAAAATTGAAGAGGCTATAATAACAGTACCAGAAAATGAAGTTTTACATTTTAAACAGCCTTCTGTTTTTTCTGATGTTTTTGGCGACTCAGCTGTTGCTGTTGCTTTATTAAATATGATGATTGACAGGTACGGTTATGAATTTGTTACACAGTTTTTTATTAGGGGAGGTATGACAACAGGAATTATCGAAACGCAAGAACATGTGAACGAGAAATTAAAACGCTTTCTAGCTACTTTACGTACTTCGTTTTCTGGAAGACAAAATATGCATACTGATAAAGTTTTGCCAAAAGGGGCAAAATGGGTAGGAGCCGGGCACAAATTCACTGAGATTCAATTAAGAGAACTCGTAAGAGATAATTTAAGAGATTTTGCAGGTATGTTGGGGGTTCCACCTGTTCTTTATGGTGACACAGATGGTGTTAATTATGCTAATAGCGAAACACAAATGAAGCTATTCTATGAACAAACTATTTTACCCCTTCAAAAAATTTATTGTTCACATATATTAAACGACACTAAGTACTCATCTTTGCGAGATAAATACATTCTTAAGATTGATAATACTACAATAGATTATTTATCTGACTATAACAAAGTGGTTGATCAGATATCAAGTTTAAGACAAGTATTAACTATAAATGAGATTAGAGGTAAGTTGGGTTATGATGAAACAGATGAATCATATTTTCAACAGCAAAATATTCCAACAACAGGCGATCTAAGCTTTTTAGAAGATTCTTTAAAAAATATGCCTTACCACAAAACAAAAAATGATGATGATAAAAAAAAAAGTTAGCACAGTTCTTTGAGAACAAAGTTATTGAAGATGAGTATAAAAGAGAGCTTGAAAGGTGGGTAGAAATAGCTATTAATAATATTGAGTCTGATCTAACGTATTTAAACTCTCAAATAAGGAAGAGAAAGGATATTTTTTTGGGTTCAGTTTTGGAACCTTTAACTAATCATACTACAGCATACTATAAAGAAAAGATGTTTAAGAATCGTAAACATAAGAAAAACTTTGAAGATGATCTTGAAATTGGACTTGTAGAGCGAGCTAATGCTTTTTTGAGGGGTAGGATAAGAAGAGACGGCGATAATCGATTTGTAGGCTATTCAGATACTTTCACAAGAAGAGCATACGATTTTATAAAAAACACTATGCGAGATAACCCGGAAATAAATCAAAATGATATAGCTACTTTATTAAGATTACAGTTTGGGGAGGCTTATAAGAGTCAAGCTAATACTATTGTAAGAACTGAGATCGGACATGCGATCTCTTTAGCTGATGAAAGAATGAGTTTAGATATTTCAACGTATGCTAGTAAAGCTAGCAAAACTTGGAATAGTTTACTTGATAGTTTCACTAGAGATGATCATGTCGCTGTTAATGGTGAAACTTTACACTGGGATAAGAAGAAAGATCTTGCTACTCTTACAGATTTGAGATTTAGTAATGGTTTGCGTTTTCCGAGGGATCAAGTGTTTGGCACTGCTAGTGATGTAATTAATTGCAGATGTACTATAGATTATGATATTATTGAATTTGATAATACTTTGTAGAAAGGTTTAGCAATGAAAGCTAAAAATAGCAATAAAGTTGTTAAGAATTTAGACTTACAGATTGAAGAAACTGAAAAAGATACAGATTCTAGTAATTACTCAGTGTTTACAATCCGAGGCACAGCTAATAGCGGTTTAAAGGATCGTTGGAATGAGGTTATGCCCAAGAGTTGTTGGAACTTAGATAATTATTTAAAGAATCCTGTAGTTCTGTATGAGCATGATACTTATAAACCGATCGGTAAAGTAACGGAAATTTACTCGACTGATTCAGGTCTTAAGTTTGTTGCTCAAATTGGTAAAAAAGGGTGTGGGCTTACACCATTACAACAAGATATTGTTAAGCTTGTTGAGCAGGAAGTTTTAAAAACATTTTCTGTAGGTTTTACACCTCACGATTACGATTACGATAATAAAACTGACACTTTAATTTATCAGAATGCAGAACTTTTAGAAATTTCTTTAACTTCTATTCCTATGGATGCAAACGCAATCATGGATACATACGGGTATAAATCAATTAAAAACTTTGTTAGTAGGGAGGATACTATAATGATTGAAAAAGAAATTATAGAAAAAATCGATAGTCTAGAAAAGAACTTTAAAAGTTCATTAGAGCTTGCAGAAAAATCAAGTAAAGAGAAAGTTGATTCTTTAAATTCTACAATTGAAAAATTAGAGAACGAAAAGAAAGCTTTGTTGAATGATAAAAAATCTCTTACAAAAGAACTTGATGAAGTTAAAGAAGTTTGTGAAGAGTTATGTAAATCAATCGAAGAGGGAGTATAATCATGACTTTTGATCTTTCTAAAGCTAAGTCATTAGCAGCAAAAAAAATAAAAGAAAACGAAGAAAAAGAAAAAAATAGAAAAAATTTCAATGGTTCTTATAATAAAAATGTGTATAACAATACAAAAGGTGTTCATAATCATGTTGAAGATGTTGTAGAAATGCACGGTAAGAAGCATATTATTGATCTTATATGCACAAAAGATGCCGAAAAAAGTTCTATTTGTTTAGAAAAAGGTGGGATCGAAAAAGAAATAGCATTAGAACTAAAAAATATTAAAAAGCTAGTTGATAATGCTAAAATGGAACAGAAAATAAAATCTATTCTAACAGATTCTTTCTTTCCATTGACAGAAACAAGTCAATACAAGCTACTTATGCAAAAAACAAAGGCTTATAATTCGACTGATTGGGCTGCACATATACCAACCTACTTTACAAATTGGACTTGGGAAGAACTAGAATTACCCCTAGGCCTAGCTAGTATGATCCCTGAAGTTCCTATGAGTTCTAAAATAGAAGAAATTCCTATCGAGAGAGATCATCTTTTTGGAAAACTTGCAGGCGAGACTGACACATTTGAGAAACAATCAACTACGGCAACAAAAGCTCAAATGGAAGCTAAAAATAACACAATTCGTATTCAAATGTACGGCGACTTTCTCCAAGACAACTTAGATCCTCAAATATTCGACAAACAAAGAATGAAAACAGCTAAAGCACTGGCAAGATCAGTTGAGAGAGCGATCATTAATGGTGATACAACAGCCACTCACATGGATTCTAGTGTTACCGATCCTAAAGATTTTAGGAGAGCATTTAATGGATTGCGTAAAATTGCTATAGACAACTCCGGTAATGGATCTTTAGTTGACGGAGGTGGTGCAGGTATTTCTTTAGAAGTATTCCAAAAACTAATGAAACAATTAAGTCCTGAATGTGAAACGGAAAATTTAATGTGGATCATGCCTTCGAGAATTTGGAATGCTATTGTTACTGGGGAAATTCCAGAGGTTCTCACAACACAAAATGTTGGATCAAATGCCACTTTGATCAGCGGATCTATGTTCCCTCTCTTTGGTATACCTGCTTACAAAGCTGGTCTTTTCCAAAAAGATTTGAATGCTTCTGGTGTGTATGATGGTGTGACAACAGATCTTACAGGTATGCTTTTAGCTGATAAAAGTAGGCTAGTTGTAGGCACAAGACAACCTATAAGGTTCTGGATTCAACCCATGATGGCTTCTGACGATTCTTTAGAGTGTGCAGCAAAAACAAGACATACATTCGCAACAGCACCGCAAAATGCTGATGAAGTTTCTGTAATGTATGCACATAATATTTTATAAGGATTTATAAAATGGCTAGAAATAATCAAGTTAAAAATGATAATGATAATGAACCAACAAACCTTGAGACAAAAAAAGTTGTTTCTATTGTAAAAGTGAAGAATACAACTAAGTACAATATAGTATGTTCTGAAGTTCCCGGCGGTTTGAAACTCCCCAGTGGGAAAGTTGTAGAAGTTGATCAAGCAACATATCGCATTTTAATGAAGAAATTTAATGATCATGTTGTCGTTATTTCATCAAATAATAAAAATGAAATAGAAAGCTTTTAACTATGATAGAAACTACTAACTTCATAACAACAGGAGATTTAGAAAATTGGTTTACAAGTTCTATATACTTAGATAATCAAGAAAAGATAGACTTTTGTTGTAATTCAGCGTATAAGTTAGTAGAAAATTATTGTTCAAGAAATTTTAAACAAATGACTTATACGGAACAGTATAAATCGCAAGGTAATAGTGAAGTAATTCTAAAAAATTACCCATTTATTACATTAAACGAATTTAAAATATTTCAAAATGATAATGATAGTTTAATTGCTGATATTATAGCTGAGAATATTGAATATTTTATTGATAATGACGTAGGTATTATTAGTCTTTCTACTTATTTTATAAGACCTAATGCAATAATAAAAATTAGTTATGACGCTGGTTATCCTTTTGACTCTATACCTTTTGATCTGAGAATGGCGACACTCTTACAAACACAATACTTTTTAAAGTCTTTTGGCGGTGAGAGTGGTTCAAAATTGGGATTAAAATCATTCAGTAAAATGAATGAGAATGTTACTAAAGATGACAATCTTTCAAATTATGGACTTGTAAGTGAAGTTGTGGGGCTTTTAGAATCTTATAAGAGAATGGAAGCTCCCTTAATTCAAAGCTATCGAGGTACTGTATGAGTGATATTTCTGAAGCTTTAAGAAATGCGAAAAGTGATTACGAAAAAAAACTTATGCAATATAATATAGCTTGTGCCTTTGCTTTACGTAAAAAAATAGTTGATAAAGTAGACTCAAATTTTGGTGGTAGAGTTGTTGGAGATCGTAAAATTACAGCAGGCTTTAGGGGGGGTTCCTCCGGAGCTTTACGTAATAGTATAAGAGTAGTGCCTACCGCCGATCGCTTAAGAATTACAGCCGGAAATGCAAATGTTCCCTATGCTGCAATTCATGAATACGGCGGTATTATTCAAGCTAAGAAAGCTAAGTATCTTACAATTCCTATTGCAGATAAGTACAGAGCAAGAAGAGCAAGAGAGTTTAATCTTATATTTGTAGATAAGAAAAACACTTTTCCTTTTTTGTATGATCCAGTCGAAAAAAGAGTTGCTTATCTATTGCGCAAAAGTGTAAAAATTCCTGCTAGACCGTATATTAGACCTTCTATAAAAGAGTTTATAGAAAGAGATGCGGAAGAAATATTTAATAGAATATTAAAGAAGTAAGGAGGCTTTTTATGACTTTTATAAAAGCCTTAATACAAAGACTAGAAACAATACGAACAGAGAACGGTTACCCATTATCAATTAAAAAAGTTTCTTCAAAGCCTGAAATGAGCACAACATATAATAAAATGTATTTACCAATGTTAGAAGTCATTTTAGGCGATACTCAATTTAAATCAAAATTGGGTGGAAACTTAGAAATTGAAACAGAAATTATTGTTAGAATTGTAGCAGAACCAAGCAAAGATGACGCTTACATGGAATTATTACAATCTTGTGTATTTAGGTGCATTTTCGCCAATAGTTATACACAAAATAATAATAATGGCGCTACCCTGATTTTTGACAATAAACACACTGTAAAATCTGTGATACCATTGGCAGTAGTAACAGATCTTAATTTAATTGAGAGTAATCGAATTTGGAACGTGGTATTTTCTATAAATAGAAATAGCCACACTTATAACATTTAAGGAGAAAATAAAATGTCGAAGTTTCGTTGTTCATTAGATTGGAAAATTCAGTACAATTCTAATAAAAAAGGTTATGCTTCTGCTTTAGAGCTTTATCCTTTTTTGAAGCAAGAGGCGAGTGCAGGTGTATATAATGCCCCACAAAGTGGATCACAAGGAAATTCAATTTCTGGTTCAACAGCAGTAACAGATTTAACTACTATTGTTTCTGATAATGCCTTTAATATAGCTGTTGACGGAAAAGATCCTATTCTTATCACTGTTGATACATCAACAGCGAATACAGGAGCAGACACAGCAGATGAGTTAGAGCTTGCTATTAATGCAGCACTAGAAACTGAGAATGTTGATTGTAGAGTCTGGGTAAAATTCGATGTAGATCACTATGAGATCTATTCACAAACAACGGGATCATTATCATCTATTGTAATTACAGATGCTCTTACAAATAATATTGCAGACGACTTAGAAATAGGTGTCTTAAATGGTGGTACTGAACAAGTTGGTACCGACTCTGAAGATTGGATCTATGTTAAAGCTGCAAATGTTAACTTTTCTCAAGAATTTGAGCAGTCAGCGCATAGATCAGGAAGACAAGCCTCTTCAATTTATCGTAAAAAGAAAATGGTTGAAGGAAGCTTAGAAACTTACTGTCTGCTTGGCGCAAATGCCTCAAGTGATATCTATATGCCAGCTGGGCTTAAAACGATTCTAAAGAGTGCATTTGGTAATCAATCTGTCGATACAGCTTCACGGGCTGTCTTCGATATGAAGCAACCCCACAGCACTTATTTTTCAATGGTGACTGCAAACAATGTTTATTCACAAACGACAAATGGTTGCTATCTAAAAACTTGGAACTTAGAACTTCCCGGTGATGATGCTGCAAGTATTTCTTGCGATCTCAAAGGCAGGGATTCAAAAGTTACAATTCCTTCAAAAGTTTCGGCTGCTACAACTGGATCGGCAGTTGTAACTGTTTCTTCTAATGAAGGGAACAATTTTGAAGAGGGATCAAGAGTGATGATTTGTTCTGCTGATGGTAGGACAATCACTGAAGGCTACGCAGGTGATCTTTATGTAGAATCTTTAGATCTAACATTAGACACAATAACATTAAATAGAGCTGTAGATACTGAATTAGCTGGCTTTGTAGTTCCTTATTTTCCAATATTTGGGTACAACATCCCTGCAGACGATGCACAAATATCAACAGATTTGCAAGGAACTATTGAGTTTGATGGTGTTGTTGTTGACACTATCACTAGTGCGAGTGTGAGTGTTGATCCCCAAGTCACAGACTTGGACGGCTATTATGGTGCTGACGGGAATAGAGGATTTGTAGATAGCTCAAGAGCAAATATTACAGTGAGTGCAACTATGCATCTTACTGGAGAACAAGCTAATCTAATTCTTAAAGCAAAAAGATTTAAAGAGTTTTCTTTTAATCCCGTTGTCGGATTTAATAGTGGCCAAAAAATGAAAGTTAAATGTCCTAGAGTAGTTTTCCAAGTTCCTGCAGTAGAAATTCCAGAGGACGGCCCCGTCGAGGTTACTCTCGAAGGACAAGCTTTACAAACAAGAGCAGGTGCACTTGATGCTATTGAGATTGAATTTACAGCGAGCTAAGGAATAGATAAATGCATCACTGGAGTAGTGAGAGAACAGATTTTTCGGGGGAAATAAAGGAAGGCTTGATAACTCAGCCTTGCTTTTCCTCCCCTTATCAAAATCTAAGTTTTCTAATAAGCTTTAACAATTTAGAATCTAATTTAGTATTTAACTTAGAGTATTGCAGATCTTTTTACTATGAAAGTGGCCTTTGGTTTAAAGATGATGAAATAGTGATAGATGTAGACTCTGAAGGAATTGTTAACAGATCTTTCTTAGTTTCTGGAAAATGGGCAAGGCTTAAATTACTTCATTTTCCTGATACAGTTTACAAAGGTGAAATTATAGTAAATTCTTTTCTTTCTAACTAACTTAGGTGGTGATAATGAGGAAAAATCAATTATTATTAGATGCTCAATTATCATCAAATCAAATCAGTAAAGTTGCTATTTTCTCAAAAGTGAATAAGTGTGCTCTTTTTTTCTCTTGGTCTGATCTTGTTACTGGTAAGGGATTTTGTGAGTATTCTTTTTGTGAAAAAGATTTTGTAGATTTAATAGAATCTCAGGAAAGTATAAAAAGTAAAATAAGAGTAGAGGTGAGTAATGATAATCTTAAATATAATCTTAAAATTCCTGAAATATACTTATATACTAAAACAGGTAATGACGTTTTTACGATCAATGATATTGAAGAGAGATATTTGAGAGTTGTTATTTATAAAGATGTTGTTACAGATGGTAATATTAAAGTTGAGTTAATGAGACAGGAGGATCGTTCATGGCGTTAAACATTAATGAACTTCTGTCAAAATTTAGATTTATTAAGCCAGAAACAGGTAATAATGTACTTCTTGGTTATGATAAATTAGAAGAAAACTTAAAAGCATTAAGTATTAATTCAGATGGTTCTTTAGCTATTTCAGAACAAGAATTTAATATATTTAGAGAGATTGGTATTTATAACGATGTTAATCCTAATGACACAGTAACAATATTTACAAAAAGATATATAGAATCTGTTGAAGTAGTTGAGATAATTTTAATTGGGAATGGCAACGGCATATTTGATGTGAAAATTGATGATAAAATAATCTATGAATTAGCTAACTCTTATTTTAATCCTTCTATAATTTGTAATACAAACTTTAAAATTGACGCAGG